CAAATCTCTGGTCTTGAACACGTGATTCATCCCTCCTTTATGGCCCATGGGATGGAAAGTCATCATCAACATACCCGATTGTGTAGGAGCTGAATTAATTTCCAATCTAATGTGCACTGTCGCTCTAATACCTAAGTATCCACTGACCTTATCCGCAAACATCGAGTTCAACTCAACCGTATTGTAGAAAGGAAATATGGACTCAAGTGTAAAGCTCGGTCCTGTGGATCCCAACCACGTGCCGGTCCTAATAACAATAGGTCTATTAAGAAAAGTTTTAACATCTTGCGGAGTGCCGATCTTCATAATTGATACAAGTTCCTCATCAAGAGTAGTACCATCGGTAGTTTGTTTACCTAGTACTGCTCCATCCTCGAGGAAATCTGTAATACCAATCGTCTGATCAGCTCCTTCTTCATTTTCGATGAACGCATTGCGTCCAGCGGTAGCCGCTATTTGATTTGGTGTATCGGAGTTTGTTTCTCCCATTGTTGGTTCTAGTTCAAAATTAGCTGTCTGTTTCTTAACACTACTGATAGACAAATCTAGTAGTGCGCACCGAGTGCTCAGGATATTCGCGGTTAGCGCCCCATCCAAAGCAGTTACATTCGCAGGGCAATTTTTGAATTCGCACTTCGGGTCCGTTAATTTCTCGGTTTTGTTCTTTCCCAAACGATCGTAATCCAAAATGGTGGGTAACGTAAGATAAGGCATCGGTTTGCCTTTGAATCGTATACCCCATTCTCTACCAAAACCACACGTCAATGCCATGAGCGTGTGGTAGTCAAAAATTTCCGGCATGTATTGGAGTCTTTTTGAGGACTCTCCAATGATGGTCCACGCCCATTTCTGGTACACATCTTCATCGTGTAATGACAGTTCCGAAACTGCTACATCGATATTGGTCTTAGATATGTCCAAATAAAGGGCGCCCTTCTGAGTCCAGTAGGGTATCTCTAATATAGTCGCCAAATCAAGCGGAGCCAGGTAACGTGAGAATCTCTCACTATACCTAAAAGTCCGCTTAAGAAATGTCGATTCAGTTAGACTTCTATAAGGTAATAGCACATCACCTTTAGAACTAGCAGTGTATTTTAAGCCCACTGCCTGATACTCTCCTGCCATCGTTAGGTTATTGTAGATGTCTTTTTTAAGGTCGGACACCGCGCCGACCATATCGTCGCCTTGAGCTATAATGGAAACGTGGTTTTTAAAACTTAATAAACTCGCTATGTCACCCCCGTGACACTTGATATACGCGTATCGCGCGTACAAGTGCACAGTAAGGCAATTAAGCAAGGTAGTAAAAAAATTACCCGAGGGGTTAGTACCCTCGACCACGAATACTTGGTCTCCCAATAGCTGATGCGACACACAAACTTCTTCACATAAGACTTCCATAGCAATTCGATCTTCAGTTGCAACGTTAAACATACGCATTATGACTTTAAAAGCCAAACGCATAACGTCAACATGCATCTTCTTATCGAACTTGCTAAAGTCGCCTTCCAAGACGTTCTCTCCGACGCTGGTAATCTGTCGTGCTAACAGATCCCACTCGGCCGAGAACGGATTAATACCCATAGCTATGCCGTTGTATACCCGATTTTTAATTATCCATGTTTCATAACAGTGGAAATATTTCCGGGTTTTAACTAGCAAATCTATGGGCCCCGCAGCAAAACTGCGAGTTGACCTTTCAGCCTTTTCTTTAAGTAATTTTTCGTCTTTCAAAGATATGACGAACACATGGTTTGACCTAATGCCTCTCTTATTCGTATCGAGCTGCTTGTCTAAGAGTTGTTTGAAGGGAATCAAATCAGGTCCGGTGAATGTGTTAATACCGTCTCCCATAAATTGTTGTTTTCCAGGCATACCGGTTTTGTCTAAACAAAAAGGGTATCCCGGACTGGTATTCCGCTCGATCGAGGAACACCATATATCACCATCTCGTCCAAATATAGCCTCGTCCCACGTAAGAAATTCCTGCTCGAATGGTATTGGAGAATTGTTTATCAAGCTAGCATACAAATGATCCGCACACACACTCATAATCTCCATATCGAACTGTGGTTTCTCAAGGAATAAATTCTCAACAGCATCAATGTACGGATTGATATACTCTCCATGGCGGTTGGTATACGGTCGTAACTTTGACGTACACTTAATAGCTGGGCCCCACGCACCATAACATGGTGATTTGCGAATGGAACTGGTAGAGTTAAAACCCACTCCCGTAGGCACCGTATAACTAGGACTTCTTTTAACTACGCCCATAGTTGCCTGCAACTGTTGAGCTTCCGTCCACTCAGTGGGAAATGATTTTTCCATGCCAGCCAATATAGCATGCACGTCAAGGAGAGTAGCAACAGAAAGTCCATCACGCTTGCTATTTCCTGCTACATTAAATCCTATTATCTTCTGGCTCCGTGTTGTGGTATCAACCAAATATACAAGTGTACCACAGTCTCCAAATTGCGCTCCGCCATGGTACAGAATACTACGTTTAATAGACAAACTAACTTCCTTCCCTTTAATGTCTAAAGGCCTGTTCGTTTGTCTGAATGAATATCTACCAGCCCTTTCATTAAAAGTGGCATGGTCAATAGTATTCCATAACATGAAGCCCGAAGTACGTGAGCCCATTTCCTTGATAGGGAGAAAAAAATGAGTAATATCCTTATGATGTACTGTGTTTTGGATGAAGCTAACAGCAGTATCCATCGAACGCATAACCATCGATTGGGATATCATCTTCTCCAATGGGCATCTAATTATAGTATGTGGTTCGCTGACAGATGTAAGTGTTATAGTGGAGCCAGGTTTGGAAGTTTCAATAACTTTCCAACAATCTAAGAAATGGTTAGGATACATCATAAATTTGGACTTAATGAAAGTACCGAAACCGTAGGTGCGTTCTTCGTCAGACAACATATATACGTTTCTGGCAGTGACGCTGCTTTGTATTTCGGTACACATCTTATCCACATCAACGTTGTCAGCTAATTGAGATGCTCCAGTGGGTTGGGTTGCCTGCTCTGCCACTACCTCCGGTCTATGCGCATACCAATGATGAGTTCGGCTATCAATTTGAACAGTACGACCTGAGTCCAAATTGAATAATTTTGTCGCAATAGTAACCCCAAGTTTGATAGCCGCTCCTGCTGCCATACATTGGAAAAAAGCCCGTAAAATAGGATGTTGGTCAAGCCAGGTATCAAACTGCCCAACTAAGTCACCAATATACTTCTTGAAGGACACATACGCCTGCTTACTATTGCGAGAGAGACATTCCCAATACAAGCGACGCTTGGTCGGCCAGGAAAGAGCTGCAAACTCCGCAGAATGCCATTCATCCCAAAAAGAATCCACGGAATAATCTTCATCATCACTATCATTATTTGCAGATGCCCGCGCGCTAACAACAAATCTGACTAAATTGTGGGCATACTCAACTATATCATCATCACCACAAGGGCCCTTGTTGTATGCGCCACAAACAGTATCAAAAAATTTATCTCCCGCACACAGCGCTATAAACCAACCGGGCATACTGGATAATTTGGTAAACGTAATCTGTGCCTGTTCATACTCACCAGATAGCCCCTCTTCTGGCAACTTAAATGTATCTTTAAAAAAATCGTAATCGTCTATGAGATCCAATGGCACATCTCCATCTGGATGGCAGTAGCGCAAATATTCCAAAATGCGCAACACATAACCATACTCAAGAGGGTCCATGGATGTCAAAGTGCGTAGCACACTAATATAATCTCTGGCTCCAATACCTACAGTAGGCTCAATACCTTCCCTCAAGCGACGTTTGGCTATAGCCTCACTCAATGATTTCTTTTCATATGCACAAAACGACACCATTTCGTTTTTGTAAACCATAAACTTTTTCTCCAACATATCAACTACATCATCATACGAATAGGGTCCAGCGTACTCGGAGGGATGCTTGCAACCTTTTGCATCATAAATCTCATACACATTCTTGTCAAAGGCCAAATCTGGATCAACTCGTGAAGTGTCAAGGAGTCGCTTATAATACTCTGTCTCATTAACACTATCTGCGGTACAATACTCCTTTTTTGGTACCACGACGAAATCAAATGCAAAACGACGTACAACAGCATCTGGATAAACCACGATGTCAGTACATGCATTACCTATATCTCCTATATTACTTGTGACCGGGATTACTAGACTAGAAAAACTCATAGACCCTTTATTGGTCAAATCTGCCATGTGCAAAATACTCTGAAAAGTCTGTCCATTACGAATTAAATCCATGAAACAATTTTCTGACTCTATAAGATTCTTCGAAAGAACTCCGAATTCATCAAAAACACAAACAAATTGTCTCCTATAGCC